CAGATACCGACCCTCATTGACAGCCACCGCCCAGCGGGTCACGGAAACCCGGCGCAACCGGGAACTCGTATCGTGTTTCACTAAAGTCATCGGGGGCGGGTGGCTCGTTTAGGTCGCCGGGACCGTTCCTTCTTTTCCACTGGTCCTGTACGATTTCCCAGTCCAGTGCGTCGTCTATATCGAAACAGTGCGCGCGTGGGATTTCGTGGTAGTTGGCCGGCCACATTTGCGCGTAGTCGGCCATTAGCGTATCGGCGTCCACCACATAGATGCCGCCGTAGCCCCAGGTTTCGTATTCTTCCTCCACGTCCTGGCGTATATCTATCGGCGGGTTGATGGTGGTCGTAACGTCGCCGCCATGAACCCCGAACACGTCGCATTCGGGCAATGCGTTACCGCGCCACATGGCAGCCAGCCTACCGTTCTGCCACGCCCCTATCGTGCCCGTGATGTCTTCTACGGTAGTCAGGGGCCGAGACACGTCTATGTCCACGATGGCGGTCACGTTGTCGATTTCGCCCGCGGCGTGTTTCCATACGTCCCACTTCGGTACGCGCGGCCCCGCCAGTCCCAGCGGGCGATTTATGTACGTGTCGTCGCCTATGTCGATACTGGACAGCGGTATATCGGTGCTGATAAGTACCCGGTCGCATGTGGCGCGCGCTTTGTCCATCGCAAGTTCAATCAGCATACGCCCGCCCAGCTTGAGCAGGTTCTTGCCCGGTAGGCCCTGGCTACCGGCACGCGCGCAAACCAGCCCGACTATCACAGCACCCCCATAACACACACCGCCGCCACGGCACCCACGAACGCCCAAAACGTACAGAACGCCCACGTCACGAGAAGGTTTCTCACGCCGCCATCTCCCGTTTTAGCTTTTCCCTTTGCCCCTCCTCACATGCCAGCAGCCCGCCCACGGGCTTGCTCCCCATGCCCTTCTCTACGTTGCCTACGTCCCGCAGCAGCTTCCTGAACCCGTCAGGCTCTAGTGACGCCGAATGGTCCGTGCCCTTCCACGTACGGTTCAGTGTGAAATGTCTCTCGATGTACTTAGCGCCCATAGCTACTGCCGCCATGTCTACCGCTATACCGTGATGGTGCCCTGAGAACCCGACAGCTTTGAGGGCCGGATAGGCGCGCTGTATCCAGTCCAGTTCTCTCAGACACACAGACTCGGGCTCCACGGGGTAATTACTCGTACACGCATAGAACACCGTCCTATGGGCAGACCCGGACAGTGTCAGGAAGTCGTACAGGCGGGCCACTTCGTTGCGGGTGGTCATACCGAGCGATATGTGGATATCGCCCGCGTAATTGTCTATCAGGTAGGCCAGCATGTCGTAGTCCTGGTTACATGCAGACGGCACCTTGACCCATTCCGGTTCCAGTGTGATGACCTGTTTAGCTGCGGGGATGTCCCATACCGAACACGAGTAGCCCGCGCCCTGTAGGCCAGCGTAGGTCTTGAGCTCGTGGTGTTGCGCTATATCGAACTCTAACGCTCTACGGTGCTCGAGGTACGTGCCACCGTATGCATGCGCCGGGTTAGGGTGCGGTTTGAGCCAGTCGGGGTAGAGTTCGAGCGTGCAGGTACGCTTCTGGAACTTGACGTACGGGCGCGGCTTGTCGCCGGTAAGCTGGAAATGTTCTGTGCAGTAGTTCGCGACGATTTCTACCATCCGGCGAGCCGTGTGCATATCGCCGGAATGGTTACCACCCAGCTCGGCAATGCAAACGGGAACGGTCACCGGGGCGGCCTCCAGAACAGAACATTCCAAAGAAGCCAGACAACCGAGCCCGCTGAAATGCCCAGGGCGACGTATGCGATAAAAAGGGCCGTGTCGTCGCTCACCCGAAGAACTCTTTGTCGCTCACGCCCCTGTCGTCCACGTACACGTCGGCTACCGGCTTCTGGCCTACACGCAGTACGTGATAGGGCACGCCCCATTCCCGAAGTTGCTTCGCAGTCAGTGCACGCAAGTCGCCGTTCTGCCACGTCTGTGAACCGGAGCCACGCGCCGTATTGATGGTGATGTGGTCGCCCTTGTGGTAATGCTCTGCCACCCTGGCAATACGGCCCATGAGCGGTTGCGCGTTGGCGTAATCCACACCGTCCGTCCGACAGAGCGTATTATCGAGGTCGAAGCAGAGCCTCATGCCCGCAGCTTCCGCATCAGCGTGCCCCACACGAACCCGATAACTGCGCCCGCGCACAGCGCAACACGTCGCAGGATGGTCATGCCCGCCATTCCTCGAGCCAGGCCACACCCATCACGTTGGCCCCTAGTTCCGTGTCTGGTTCCGCCTGGTTAGTGGCGCACAGGAAGTGGTACGCCTCGTGGCCGGCCAGACAGACCATTAGTTCCGGTTCGTCGGCGTACGTTTCGTGGTGGTAGACGGCGAACCGTTCGGTGTACGGATAGACCACGCCGGGGTTCACACCACACGAGACCACACACGTACCGTTGCTCTCACACCAACCGCTGTAGTACTTGGCCCCAGTGTCATGGCACAGGTCGAACGCGGCCAGTTGCGTCGTGTCGTACGGGCGCAGTTGACGCTCTACAAACGCAGCCACAGTCATTCGTCTTCCGGTGGTTCGAAGACCTGAATCGGTGCGGGCTCTGGTATGCCTTCGTCTTCTATCTGCTCCAGCTCCACGTCAGGGTCGAAGTCGTCGGGCAATGACCCGCCTTCGGCCATTATCTTCCAGAACGTGACCAGCGACAGCTTGCCGGAATCCACTAGCTTCGCGTACACGTCCAGTTCTTGCGCGTCCAATGACAACCGCTCGAAGTCCCGGTTCACCACGAGCGTACCGGGGTCGTCTATCTGCATCATCTGTGCAGTGAACTTGAGCGCCGTGGCTAGCGCGTCCTGGTGGCTTCTCGCCGCTACTGCTAACGCAGAGTCCTGTTCGGACTTGTCGATACGTTTCGCTTCGGCCGTTTCCGCTGCGCGTGACTCGTGCTGCAGCATGCCCAGCCCAAGCACGGCCATCTGTTTCTCGAAGTCCTTTAGCTGCGCTGCGGTGGCCTGAAGCCCGGCGCCGTGCGGTTCGATGAAGTAGGCTTCCATATCGCCGCGTGGTAGTGAAATCGCAGAGTTGGGGCCTGTGATGAGTTCTTCGTCTATTCGGATGCCCTCAATTACGAGGTGTGGGAACGATACCTTGTGCAGTGCGTGCAGGTGGTCGGAAAGCGTCTGGTAATGCGCAATGTTCAGGTGTGCCAGGTCCAGTAATGGCGGGCGGCTTTCGAGTTCGCCGGTACGCTTACCGTAACTCACCGCGAACGGTATCTCGGTCACGTTGGCTACGGTGCCCGTACCTACCGACACGGGCTCGCCCTGGTCTTCGCGCTTTTCCCACAGTTCCCAACTGACGACTGCTTCGGCGCCTTCGCCGGTACGCGCGAACACACGGAACCGGTCGAACTTTTCTTCGCCAAACCGGCCAGACGGTTCGATAGCGGGCTGGCGCAATACGATCTGCTGGAGTACGCGCCGGCCTTTTTCCTGTACGAACCGCCAACTGATGATGTCTTCCTTCAGTACATACACCCAGTACGGCCGCACACCTGAGAGCTCATCGTCTGAACGGGTCACCTGCCCGCCTTCTACCAGCGGCGCGTCCACCAGTATCCCGGCATGGCCCGCCTCGAGCGAGTCGCGCAACACCGTCTTAGCGAACACGTCGATATGTGTGTCTGCGTTGTCGATGTTGAGTAACAAAGGCTCTATCTTGGGCGCTACGTCTGGCTCGATATCGCGACGGTAGACGAACCCGGTCAACCCTTCAGTCGTGCGGTCGGTGGCACCGAAGAACGGCGTACGGTTCAACCGGATGTTGTAGTCGATGGTTTCTTCGGCTGGGTGCTGCGGCAGGTACTTGCCCTTAGCAGCCCGTATGGCGTCGGTGCCCTCGGCCACGTCGCGCATCAGTTCCACGGCAGCTAGCATGGCCTCTGACGCGCTGGAACGTTTATCCGGTCGGTCGTTATCGTCTAGCATATTCCCTTAATACCTGAAGGTGCGTACGCCTATTGTGCGGTCTTCTACCACGTTGAACTCGCTCCAGCACAGATAGCCTAAAGCGTCGGTGATGTGATCGAGGCCCAACGTCTTGTCCGGTTGTGAGGTGCCTTCCTTGTAGGTCATGCCGTCCAGGGCTCTAATCAGCTTCGTACAGGACGGGTGGACCAGGAGCCGCCTTTTGTCACCGCCGTTAAGTAGCATGGCCTGCATGTTGTTGATGCGGTCCTTCACGGGCGGGTTGGCTGCCGGTGCATGTATCTGGAACCCCCGCCGCTCGAGTATCGTGTAGTCCGTCTGCCCGACCGGAGCCGATGTACGCCGACTGCCGCCGCTGGCGTCGGGGCACACTACCACACTCCGGTCGGGGTACCTGTGGCGTATTTCTGCGGCCAGTTCTTCGGTGTTGCTGGTCATTACTTCCAGCTCGCCCCACACGTGGCATTCGTCTACTGCGCGGCTGGCGAATACACACGACATGGGGTTGATATTGAAGTCCATGCCCACCAGTAGGTCACCGCCTAAGTCCTCCACGTCGGTTACGTTCAGGTCGCGGTCGAACATGTCGTAGACCCTGCCGGCCAGTACCTCGAAGCTGGCTTCGTATTCTTGCCTGAACTGCCGCGGGTCCATTACCTGGCGCGCTTCTTCTACTTCGGACAGCGGTACTATGCCGCCTTCGGCTGTCGTGTACTGATGACTAGACCAACTCGGGTCTTCGGACTTACCGCGCATGAACAGGTCGTATGCCCAGTTGAAGCCTGCAGGTGTAGACGTGAACAGCGCCCGGCCCATCGTGTCTGAAAGCGCCGGTCGCAACACTTCGCCCCATGCTCGCGGGTCGATAAATGCGTATTCGTCCATGACCAGGAAGTTCAGGCCCGGACCCCTGAGCGAGTCGGGGTTGTCCGCACCGCGTAGCTGGACCTTGCTGCCGTTCTTGTACTCTTGGCTTAGTTCGGTCTCGTTAGGGCTCTTGGCCAGGTTGGCGCGCGGCGTGATGCCCTTGAGCATGCTCCACGCTATTGTCTTGGCCTGTCGGTAGGTGGGCGCCACGTACCAACACAACTGGTCCGGTGCGCTCATGGCGTGTGTGTTCAACTCCACGCATTCCTCAAACGTCTTACCGCTGCGCCTGCCAGCTATCACGGACCTGAACCGTGCCGGGTCAGTGAACACCTGCGATTGCCGCGGGGTCAGCTCAACCCTCATCGTCTACCTTGTGCGTCAGTACCACCTCGAACGGCTCTGGCGTGGTCTGTTCTACCTTGTCGGTGAACATGGCCAGGTGCCTGCCGAGCCAGCTCCACGCGCTTACTCGCGCCGGTGCTGGGTTCCCTCCGTCTTCCGCCAAGCCCTTGAGCCCCTTAACTACTTCGTCCTGCGAGATTAGCGTCCGTTCCTCACGTTCTTGGATGCCTGCAACGACAGCGGATTGGATTTCAGGTTTTTGCAGGTTCTCGTGACCAATAGCCCCGGCCGTGTGTTCGCTGTAGCCCGCACGTAT